ACTGTTTTCCAGCGCTGAAGCATGTAGACCAGATCCGCCGCCGAGTTCGCAACATAGGACATTGCCCGCTCGCCGTCACCGGACGGCTTGGAGACAAACGCTTTACCCTGCTTTTTTACGTAGGCGATAGCTGAGTCGTAATCGTGGAACGTCTTGCCGTCGATGCACGGCATGCCGCACTCTTCCATAATCTTCTGGCCGACCTCGCGGTCGAGTTCCCATTCGACGGCATCTAGATTGCAACCGAAGATCGGATAGCCGATGCGCCGGAAGGGCTCCAGCAGGTCGAGATAATGCGTGTTGTCGGGCGTGTAGATGAGATCCGCCCACCCGATCCACTTCTTGCGAAGATCGTTGAAATCGCGGATCTTGGTGACGAACCCCTCGCCCGCGTGGCGGTCTGTACCGTCGGGGCGCGGTTTGTCGTACCAGCGCACTTCATGCCCTTGCATCTGCCAGCGCATGCACAGGTCAAGCGCGTTGGAACCGACGTCAATCACCAAAATTCGTAGCTTTGTCATTTTGCATCTGCTATAGTGGTCGTAACAACCTGGGAGATCACCATGAAACTCGTACTCGCTTTACTGCTTTGCGTTCCGGCTTTCGCGCACGCGTGGGGCGTGGCCGGCATGCAGTACATGTACCAGCCGCCGCAAACGCAGCAACAACCCCCGCAGCCTTCGTACAGCGAACAGTATAACGCTGGCTACATGGACGCCTACCAGAATGCGCACGGTTACCAGTCAAGTACGGGTCAGGGTAACGCCTACTCGGAAGGGTACCGCGCAGCGTGGAAAGCGGAGCATCGCCAATGAACCTGAACCCGTGGCTGGATATCATTGCGGCGGTGATGCTAATTGTGTGCTGGTGGATGTCGGGTTCGTCGGACCACCACGACCATCGCTAGGCTGTCCGAACTGCGCGCGCAATGCGCCTACCGCCGCTTGCTGCGCCTTACCGCTCGTTGCGGCGTACGCCTTGCGAAGCAGATCACGCCCTTGCTGCGTCAGCAATGCTTTCGACGCAACGTAAGGCGTTACGACTGCGCTAACTGCCGCCAAAGGGTGCGAGATGGCGAGCGCCGGCAGGCTGGCAAGGTGGGCGACTCCCGTTGTTTTGGACGTGTTCACGCCTGTCTTATCACCCGCGCGCGCCATAGTGTCCGTGACGTCCTTGATGTCTTTTATCTCTTTGTTCGTGAATCCCATTTCAGCCAGCTTGGGCTGCACTTTGTCGATTTCCTTGCGGAACTTCGCAAAGGAGATCGGTGGTGCGCCGGGCACGTCGTTCTTTGCGGCCTCCAGGCCGTTTCGCAAAACGAAAGACTTCACGTCCTGAAGTGTTTGCGGATCGTGTTGCTGGAGAATCGAGGTGACCGACTTGGCTTCGCTCGGATTCATGTTCAGATACCGCTTCGCGATCAGTTCAGGCGCCTTGGTGGACGCCGTTGCGCCTGTGAATGCCGCGTCCGTCACGTCTTCGCCTAGCAGTTTGCCGAGCGCGGATTTCTTGATGAAATCAATGGATTGCGAAGCCTTCGCGTAGTTCGCGTTAGCTTTCGCCAAAGCCTGCGCGATAGGAGTATTACCACTGGACGCGTCTACAAAATCTTTGTTGATGGCCGCGAACAGGCGCTTCGCGTACACCTGATTGGCGTTCTGATCGATGTCGGAAAACACATTGCCCGTGCGGCGCGAGGCTTTCCCCCATGCGCTCCGGGTCTTCATGGCGTCGTCTACCGTGGCCGTGCCTTGCTTTGCCAGCAGATCTTTCGCCTGCTGAGCCTGCTTGACGATCTTCGGCGCGTCACCAGTAGGAACGTTTTTGTTTTCCGCGATGATCTTGTCGAGTGTGTCGAGCGTGTTTTTGTAGCCGATTACCGGCTTGCCCGCCGCCAGGGAGCGCACCGCGCCATAGTCAGTGGAAGCCTGCGAACTGCGCAACTTGTCGATGTTCTCGACAGTGTTTTTGTACGAACTGCGCAGCTGGTTGCCGATTGCTTCCGGGTCTGCCGTGGCTCGCCCCATCGCGCTTGCGAGATCATCTACGCGCTTTGCGCCGGCTGTCACCTGCGCCAGTTCGTCGGCGTGCGCCGTGCCGGCGGACGGGAACAGATCACGCAGCGTGTTCTCAGTGAAGGTAAGCGCCTTGCTTCCGGTCTCCTGCCCAAGCGTAAGCGGAATACCGGAAGCCTGCGACGCGCGCGTCGCTTCCGAAGGGGGTTTAGGGATACCGCGCGCCGCGCCGGCCATACCGCCAGCCGCACCACCGATAAGCGAACCTGCGATCTGCCCCGGCGTGCCGCCAATCTCGCGCCCTGCTTCACCGCCCAATCCACCGCCCACGGCTGCGCCTACGCGCGACAGTGCAGAAGCCCCGCCGCCCGGAATGGCAGCGGAAGGCAGCGCCTGCAAAGCGGCTGCGCCATACCGCTGCGCCGTGGTTCGCGGTTCCGCTGACTGCGTGATGACGCCGTGCTGTCGCAATAGGTCTTCGATATGCTCGGTGCTTCCAATCATCGGAGAATCGGAACGCTTTTCAGCCGGCGCCTTGATGAGTTTGGCGAACTTCTCTGCGCCGGGGCCTTCCGTCGCTGCCTTCAACTGGCTTCCGATAGCAGCAGGGATGCCTGCGACTTGCGCGGCGCCTTTCGCCAGATTGCCGCCAACGAAGCCCGCCATGCTTTGCGGGGGTTGTTCGGGCGTTGCCGGTTCCGCCTGTTGCTTGTACTTCTCCCACGGCGCGACAGGTGCGCCGCTTTCCGGCGTGGCCTGCGCTGCGTACTTTTCCCAAGGGTTCATTGCGCACGCTCCCAACTGGACGGAGAAGCCGGGTCACCGCCTTTGAAGCGGTAACCACTTTCCACGGTTCCGACTGCCGGACCGCCGGTGCCGGGCTCAGTAGGCTCTGCGCGTCCGCTGATCCGCGCCTTCTGGCGCGCCATCACTTCAGTAGGCGCCTTCTGTGCTGCCGCCATTTCCTTTTCCATCACATTCAGCACCGCATTCAACTGATCCGGCGTACTGGCCGTGGACAGCAGTTCGCGCGCGTGCTCCTTGTCGGCCACGGTCGGAACGCCTGTCGGGCTGATCGCGCGAGCATAGGCGTTGATCGACGTGTTAATGGCCGTGCCGAGGGCCACAACGCGCGGATCGCCTGAATTCGTCTGCGCGGCCTGCAATGCGCGGTTGACTGGCACAAACTCCGTGCGCGGCAGTGCGGCAGACGCCTGACGAACCAGCGGGAAGGTGTTCTTAGCTTCTGATACCGCCATGCCGATATTCGCGGCGCGCGTGGCGCCCGTACGTGCCGCCGCCTTCTCGCCCTGGAATCCAGCGTTGGCTGCTGCGATGTCGGCGCCTGTCTCGCCTGCTTCGCGCGTCTGCTTCATGACTTCGCGTCGCAAGGCTATGATGTTCTTCGCGCCCTGCGCTCCGCGACCAAGGTTCTGGTAGACGGACGTGTCCCCCTGTCGGGCCTGTTCCGCGAGAAACTTCAGGTCGTCCGGTGAGAACTTCGCGTCATCGCCATTGCTCAGTGCAACCTGCTGTTTCCGAAGCGCGATTGACTCACCGCGCAGCGCTGCGGACTCCCGCGCAGCGTCTGCGCGCTGCTGGATACTCAGGCGCCGGTCTTCCGAGGCCTGCTGCGCCGCTTCGCGCCGCTGGTCCAGTGCGTCGTGCCGATCCTGGACCGCCTGCAATTTCAACTCATTGTTGAACTGCCGTTGCAGTTGCGCGGCCTGCGCTTTCGATGCCGAATCGAGAACCGGCGTCAATTGCGCGAGTCCGGCCATCAGGTCCGCGCCTGACAGGCCCTGATCCTGAAGCACCTTCACCGCGCCTTGAAGCGTCAGCGGTCCCCCTCCCTGTTGGGGAGCGGTTGCCGCAGCCTGTGCCGGCGGCGCGGGAATCGCGCCTTGCGGAGCCATCGACTGCGGCGGCGTGGTCGGCATCGGACGGAAAGGCGGGATCGGTTGTTGCTGCGCGCCTTGCGGAACACCGCCAGGGGGCAACGGAGGCTGCACGCCACCCGGCGCCGGACCCTGACCGGGAAGCGGAGCCGCGCCTTGCGGTTGTTGCATAGGCTGCGACGCCTGCCCCGGTGCGGGAGGCTGCGGAGGGGGCGGCATTTGCCCTTGCGGTTGCGCGGCCACCTGTCCGCCTGCCAGCAGTTGCGGCAAGGCGTTACCCGCAGCGGTCTGCGCAGCCTGCGCGCGCTGTCTGTCCTGCTGGGCTTGCTGGAACTGCAACATTTGCTGCTGCTGTTGCTGTTTCGCAAAGTCCTGTTGCTGAAGCTGCTGCTGGTACTGGAGGAAGTACGGCAGCGCGCCCACGTTAAACCCTGCCATGATCGCTCCTTACATGGTGAAGCCGTAGCTGTTCCCGCCGCCGGAGTAGTACGGGCTGGACGTGAACGCGCCGCTGAAGTCGCCACCGCCGAAAGAACCCGTCGTACCGCCAAACAGGTTGCCGAAACTGCCGGCGTTCTGGTACGCGTTGCCGAGGCCTTGAACAGCCTGCCCCGCCAGCGCGCCCGCTGCGCCCGCGCCTTGTTGCTGCGCCTGATAGGGGACCGCTTGCGCACCAATACCGGCGTTCATGTACGGAATCGCCTGTTGCTGGAACCCCTGCGCCGGTCCGTAAGTCGTGTTTTGCAGATAGTTGCCGTAGTTCTGGCCGATCTGTGCCGGCGCGCCGCCAAGCTCTTGCCCCACCTGATACGGCAACTGACCGCTCTGCAAGGTGTACCCGGCGCCTGCCGCGCCGAGCGCGCCGCCCTGCGCCGCTGCCTGCCCCGCCTGCCCGATGGCGGACCCGTAGCCCTGAAGACCGGACAACTGGCGTTGCAGCTGCTGGTTCTGCCAATCGATGTTGAAATTGCCAAGCGCCTGATTCGCGACGCCTGCGCCGGCAGCACTGGACCCCAGCCCGTACATGCTGTTCGTGGCCCCCGTCTGGTCCTGCAACTGCTGGACGGTGCGGTTGTATAGCGCGTTCTGCGGATCGAATGCCGTGTTGTAAACCTGCTGCCCGGCGTTAATCAGTCCCTGCTGCTGCCCGAACTGAAGGTTCGAAGCGTTCGTCAGGTTGTTACCGAGGCTGCCGTATTGCTGGCCCGCGACGTTCGCCGCATTCTGGTAGGGGCTACCGTACTTGTTGTAGGCGTCCAGTTGCGCGGCCAGCGACTGCTGACCGTAGTCCTGCAACTGCTGTTGCGAACCGCTGAACACGTTGTAGTTCTGGTTTTGCAGGTTCTGCCATTGCTGGTCGGCGCCTTGCAAACCGGTAGGCACATAGTATGAACCTGAACCGCCGCTCCCGCCTGAAGGCGATGGGGCCAGGGCGGCGGACACTCCCGCACCAACTGCTGCTGCTGCGACTCCCCATGGCATGATGTCACTCCTTATCGATGTCCGGGTCCGCTATCGCTTCCGAGTGAATGCAGAGCCAGGTAATATCTGTTAGCGCCTGAATCGTATGCTTCTTTCCGGCCTTGATTTCCAGCATGCAGGGCCCGTGCAGGACCTGCAGTTCGCCATCTATGTCTACGGTCGCGTGACCCGCGCCGAGATAGCTCAAGTGGTCGTAGTCGTGCACGTGCTTCTCGACCACCTGGCCGGTCCGCAACGTCTGTTCGCGCGCGTACACCCCGCCGGCTGAAAAGTGATGCTTAATCATCGCTCGCACCGCAGGCAGATAATCAGCGTGATCCGGTCATCCGGACCGTCGTTCGTGACTTCGTGCTCTTTCAGGTTATCGAAGTACCAGACTTCGCCTGGCGCCATCGCAACCCGTTCTTCTTCCACGCGGTTCACGCACTGCGGATTCGACTGCAAAACCACGTACAGCTTGGTATTGTAATACTTCGCGTGCCAGCCATCGTCCGCGTGCGGCTCGATGCGGCCGCCGGGTGGGATACGGGTAATCATGACCCCGCCGATCCGGACCGCGCGCACGCGGTGCGCGAGATCGAATACCACCTGATGGAGCGACGGCAGCGCGAACCATTCCGGGTAGAATTTCGCGTCGTGCTCATCGTTGAACTTCGAGTAGTCGCCCGATTCCTTGAACGGCTTTTCGTCGTTGTATCGAAGCCAGATATCGTCCATTGCCGCGTGCGGAGTCTCCGGCGCGGTCTTCCTGACCGTGTGCCGGTTCCACAGTTTAGGCTGGCGCGCGATTTCCAGAAGCATGGGCGCCGTGTCGATACCTGCTGCGATCTTTACAAGGTTCCTCATTTGCTGACGCCCTTTACGCGTTCGAATGTGTGCAGACCGCCGAGCCCTAACATTCCCATGAGAACCGGCATCATTTCCGACAGGTCGGCGGGACTTAGCGTGATCGGATGGCCGGCGAGCGTCAATCCGAGCTTCGCGATAGGCAGGCCCATCCAGTTCCATACGCAGGCCATGCCGCAGGCCCAACCGATGAACGGACGCCAGCCCGCGACGAACGTACTCTCGTTCGACGCTTCTGCCTGGTTGATCGCCATCTGGCCTTGCACCATCGTCAGGACGGCGGCCAGCTGCTGCTGTTCCTGCTGCGACTTGTCCGGCCAGATGCGAGAAACGATAGTGCTCGCGAAGTCCAGTCCAGCCGTGATCGGGTCTAGTGCCATGATTCGCTCCAGTAGCCGTCACCGACGCCAAGCGCGGTGCAGCACATCTTCCACAGGTTCACGCGGTCATCGTACCCGTTCAGCCCGCCGTTGATGACTTTCGTGATGCCTTCGAAGTCCATCAGTTCGGCGCAGACGTTCAGACCGTGCGTATTCCAGAACCAGGCCGCCGACTGCGCAGCGTTGCCCGGTTGCTCTAGCAATTCAGGGTGATCCGTCAACGGCAGCACGAGCGCATCGCCCGCGCGCTGGTAGTTCGCGCGGCCCGTGACCTGGATCAGGCCCCGGCCCCGGAACTTGAACCCGTCGCCCTTCTCGGTGTTGCCGAGATCCGCGCGGCCTTCGTAGCGCTCCTGCGCGGGCGTCGGGCCCCACAGTTCCCTTACGTAGACCAGTCGTCCAGATTCGTGGCCGATCTGCGCAAGGAACGCAGCCTGGCGCTTAGGCGAATCGATCGCATAAAGCGCCATTGCCGCAGACAGCGGATCAGTCCACGTTTGCGCGCGAGCGAGAGGAATCCCAAGGCAGGCGGCCAGTTCTTCCGGAATCACAGCTTGCCAACCAGCGTCAGGAGTTCCGTCACCTTCTCCGGCGTCGCCTTGCTGCCGTCGTCAATGATGGTCGTGAACTGCGTCGTGAGCGCCGTCATCTGCTGGGCGCGCGTCTGGATGCCCATCAGGTTTTCAAGCTTCACCGCCACGCTGTCTGCGCTCGCGATGACCGCGTTGTAATCTGCTTCGATCTGATCCCAAAAAGCCATGATCCTGCTCCTATTTGAAGAATTTACTGAAACCCCCGGCCGCACCGTAGGCGGCAAGCCAGAGTATGAGGTAAAAACACGCCTTCCATACCAGGGAGAGAACGCCTTTCCCGATATTAAGCTGGAAGCGCTGCGCAGCACGTCTCTCAAGTTCATCGACTATCGCCTTCACGTCGCCTTCAGTAAGCGTTCTTCCGTCCATTCCTGTTCCCCGATCTGCTTTGCCGTCTGTCGCTGGCCTAACGCGACGGCGTTGTTAAGAGCGTCCTGCCTTTGAACCACTTCGTTTCTCATACTCTCTACCGCCGCCTGCGCGCCCTTGACCGAACGGGCGTTCTCGACCAGTAGCATGGGAAGCCATTTGATCGAGCAATCGAACTGATCGAGCCGCGCGCCCGTCTGCGGGTGCGTGCCGGAGATGTGCGTCCAGAACGTGCAGCCATTTTCGAGGCACGGCTTCTTGACGAGCGGGCAGATAACCTTCACGACTTCACTCCTACGACGCCCTGCGCGTAGTTCACGTTGAACGTCTTCGTGTGCGTGTGCGCGTTACCCGAGCCTGCGTTTTGAACGGTTACGCCGGTTGGACTTGACAGGATGCTGACCGCCACGGCGTTAGTAAGTGTTTCCTGATTGATACTTGACGCGCCGCCTGACAGGTTCGTGGATGCGCCGCCCGTAGGCGTGGCAGTCCAAAAGTTGAAGCCCGATGCTGTCGCGTGCTGGTGGCCGGGGCTAGTGTGACTGTGCTGCGGGTCGTTGACTCCGTGCGCGTGCACCGCCAGTTCAGCCGTCGTCAATGCGTGGCCATCCGAAGTCCACGCAGCCTGAAACATGCCTGTATACCCGTTCCCGGTGTTGCCGATGCCGCCGCTAGCCGCCGTCAGGTGCAACGTATGGTCGGTGATCGTGGCGTCGGCTGTCCAGCCGAGTGGAGCGGTCGCCTGCTGAAACACGACGCGTGTACCGGCAGGCGCCGCCAGCGTGCCTACCTGCACACCGTTCGCGTTCACCTGGTTGACGATGAAGTTAAAATCGGCCATGACGGGCGTGGCGTCCACCGCCTGCCCGTTGCTGATGATGTTTGGAAGAGTGCCGATGATCGCCATTGCTTACCCCATGTTCGTGTAGCCGGTGTCCTGATACCGGGCAAAGAAAGTGCCAATCGTCACGCTGTTCGAAGACGACGCGAGCACGTCCAGTGACATTTTCTGGAACACCAACGGCACAGTCCAGGGGATCGTGTACACCTTCGGAATCTGCGACGACGTGGACCACAGCGCCCCGCCGCCCCATAGCGCGCCGCCGCCCCATGTGATACCTGTCGGGTTCGTCAGGACGAAAGTCGAATTGATCGAATTGTATGACGTGTCAAGCGCCGTAATGTTGTAGTTCACCGAGGCGCCGGAAGACGACAGTTCAATAGTCGATTCCACGACCTGAACTTCGGCCATGTGACCGGTCTTCGGGAACGAAGACGACCGCAGATGACTGGTGAGATTCACGCCCGCGTCATTGTAGACACTGTTCGTGTCGGGAATCGTCTGGCTCTTGTACAGCGCCGCGCCGTGCGTCGATCCGGACAGGATGAAGAAGTCACTGATCTGCGAAGCGCAATCGTATTGAAACGAATGGGGCCCCGTCCACCTCATACGCCGGATGTCGTACCAGTAATCGTTCGACTGCGCGATGCCTTGGATAATCGTATCCATAAACGTGCGGTACGTGTTGCCGGAGAACGAGGCCGCGATCCGTGAAGGCGTCGTTGCGTTCTGGAACGGCTGCTGGATATCCGCAATCGGGATGCCCTGGCGCGCGAGCGGCCCAACCACGCCGAAGTAGCTCAGCAGGTACGGGCTGTCCACGCCCGCGAAGAAAATCCCAAGCGGCCCCTGCACGACGCTGCGGGGCGATACCGTGCCCGTCGTCAGCGTAATGTAGTTCAGCGCGAGGTTATTCGTTACCGGGTCACCTGTGATCTGCCAGATTTGCGTTCCCTTGAACACGACCAGCGCACCAAGCACGCCGGATGATGTGGTCTGGATCGGCAGGCCGGATTGCGCGGTGATCGGCGTCGTATCGCCAATCGTCACCGACTGGCTGGCGTTCGTGCGGGTGAGCGGCACTAACACATCGCTGAAGTAATCGACGTTCCCGACCGCGTAGTACGCGCGGTTGTTGAAGTTCGCCACACTGGTCGGTACGCCCGGAAGCGCATTCGTTGCCGTGTTGGCCGAAGTCCACGTGGGCGCCGCCGGATTCGCGATGTCGATCACGCCAAAGAAGTTCGCCCCGACACCGTTAAACCCCGGATGCGTCACGATAATCTTCGTGCTGATAACCGCCATCGTAGGCGGCGTCCACGGGCCAGACGTTGCGGGCGAGGTCGGCGTATTGCCGGCGGTTACCCCGCTGATCGTGATGAACACGTTGCCAACCGTGTCGTAGGCGAACGGTTCATCATGGCCGGGGTTGCGCGCGGTCGACACCATACCGTAGATCACGTTGCCGAGCGCCACATGCACCGACACGAAAGTCGGGGATGTGAAGCTGCCGAACGTGGTTAGCGCGGTGCCGACACCCGGGCGTGAGACCACGACTTCCGGGTTCTTCTGGTCGAACGTGAGATTGGACAGCAGCTGGCAGGCGCCCGCGAACGCGTCCGTAGCGTCGAACGCATCACAGATCCCTTTGGGCGTGAAGCGTACCGGTTGACCGTTGCGGATTGCCATACGGTCTCCTAGTCAGTGATTTTGGTCGGTTTCAACGATCTGTTCGAATGGAAACGGCGCGGATCGAGGCGAACGGATTTCACGACCTGCTGTTCGTCGCCTTCCATGATGAGGTGCACGCGCAGCATGTTCTGGATCTGCTGAAGGAAACTCTCTCTCCGCGTGTCGTCCGTAATGTCCATCAAGCGAACCGCTGTCGCCTTGATGAGGTAGTCCTGATCCGGAAACCACGGGATGACAGCCGAGTTTTCAGGTGCCACAATGTCAGGTTGCTTCACCATGTACCGATGGGTGAGCGAGATCTGGCCGGACGACTGCGGGTAAATGAACAGCGTGCCTGCCGAGTTCTGCGACAGCGCCGTCGTTTCATCGACCAGAATGGTCATGAACTCGTACGGGTAGTTCGCAATCGACGGGTCTTTGAACTCCTGGTCGTACTCTTCCGTGCTAATCGGATTCAGAAAGTACGGCAGGTTGTTCTGTTCGAAGAACAGGTCATACGTGCGCAGGTAGTTCAACGGCAGAGGGAACGGGCCGAAGTTGTTCGCCTGCACGAGAATGGATTCCGTGACCCGGTTGATCTTCAGGTCACGGTGCAACCACAGGTCCTCAAGAGCCATGTTCAGAAATTGTCCGCCGATCTGCATAAAGCCGGGGCACTTGGCAATCTGACACGCCAAGGTGACAATCTGCTGGCTCGTGAGATAGGCCATTACGCTGCCTTTTTCACAGACGAAATCTTCGACTGGCCTTCCTTGAGCTTGGTTTCGATCTGTTTGATCTGGACCGGCAGGTTACGCATCGACGCGTCATCCTGGCTCGTGAGCTTGTGCTTTGCCTTCGAACGTTCCAGAAGGTCAGCATACGCCTTGCGATGGTCTTCCAGCATGCGCTCCAGTGCTTCGACTTCCTTCTGAAGGACGGGCACTTCAAGAATCGACTGTTGGCGGATCAGGGCTTCCCGGCACGTGTCCATGCGTTCGTTCAACGATTCCAGCGATTCGGATTCGTAGACGTAACCACTGATCGACACGGACGCACCGTTAGGCGCGGGCAGGTTGATCTGGAAATTACCGAGAACTGCGGTCTGTTCGCTCACTTTGGTTCCTCTTATCGACGGCGGTCACCACCGCGCAGAACGCGGTCTTGTGCCACCTTGTAGGCGTTTTCATTCGCCCCGTTGATGTTGTTTTCGTGGTCCCACGTGCGGGCCACGATTTCCTTGACGCTGCGCAGAACGTCCGTGGTGAACTCGTACGTTGTGCCGTGGACATACTGCTGTCCGTTCAGGCGGATATCGATGCCCCCGCACGGTGCCAGGTCGATACGATACCACCACATATCCACGCCGTCCGATGTCTTGCGCGAGAAGCGCTCAGTGACGTTGGTCGTGAACATGGACGATTGGGCCTGCGCCGACAGACGGGCAGACTCTTCCTCTGCGATCAGCCGGCCAGCGGTCGATTTTTCCAGTTCGGCTTCAAGGGCCTTGATTCGGGCCTTGAGCTGTTCCGGCGTCTCAACTGCGGACGGCAGATCGTTTTCGAGGTTTTCATCCCCGCCTTCCGGCGGGGTGTTAGGC